GCCTGGGATGTTCCATCAGTTGATCTTGATGCTATTTTTATTGCTATTCGAATAGCCAGTTACGGGCCTGACATGGATATCGATACTGTTTGCCCGCATTGTCAAGAAGAAAACAGGCACGTGGTAAAACTAGTGGAATTACTGGATGGCATACGATCCCCGGATTACAGTGCAGTTGAACTGGATGATCTGGTGTTTGAATTTAAACCACAGACGTTTAAAAATTATAACGATGCCAATCTGGTTGGTTACGAACAACAAAAACTAATCGCAGCGATTACCAACAGTGAGTTATCGGATGACCAAAAAGTAGAGCAATTCAACACTATTTTTCCACGGTTAACTGACATGAATGCCACCAACGTTGTAAATAATATTCAGGCCATCATCACCAATGGAACTCAGGTGACTGATCGACACCATATCAAAGAGTTTATCATGAACTGTGATCGAAAGACCTTTGCTGAAATCAAAGAAACGGTTGATCGGTTGTCTGAAGAAATCAAAATTAAACCATTGGCAGCCCAGTGTGCATCTTGTACCAAAGAATATGTGCAAGAACTGACGTTCGACCAAGCAAATTTTTTCGTATAAGGCTTTTGACTATGTCCCAGGAGGACATGGTAGCATACTTTAACCGGTTGGAAAATCAGTCAAAAGCCTTGAAGGAAGAAGCACTTAGATTAGCATGGTACATGAGAGGAAGTGTCAGCTATGATGAAGCCATGCTCTTGAGCGATATTGATAGGGGAATTATCAGTAAAATCGTTAAAGATAATTTAGAAACTTCTAAAAAATCAGGTATGCCATTCTTCTAAGATGTCTACGACATCTGCATTTCGCTATCGCTCATGCATTTTTTTAAAAGCGGTTAAATGCATATCATCCAGATTAATCGGTCACTCTTTGCCCGAACCGGGCAAAGATAAGAGTGTACATCATCCGAGTAGCACAGTCACTAGTATTAGAGCATTACAGAGGCGGTTGTCCTGTACCTCGAGCTCCGTCTTTATACAACGGCGGTTTGCGTAATAGATACTAGCCTACTATACAAACGTGTAGCATCGCTGCTACGTCTTTTTAGCCTTGGAATCATCTTCAAACAATCAAATCGCGGCGATTAGCGATCGTCATCCTTACGGGTAGTGATTGAGTGCTCGTTGCAGCGGCGAGTCTTCCATCCCTGCGTATTACTACCAGGTATAGGGCACACGATGTCAGCCTGTGCTAGCTTAACTGCCTAACTTGTTTTTGATGTGGGAGCCATGGACACGAACGCTGATCTGTCCGTTATAATATGCGTCTGATTCTAAGACTTTGTGTCGGAATTGTTCTCTTGCTTCTACGTAACTACATTCTGCTTTTGATTTACAATAATAGAGAATTTCTCTGGTAAACTTTTCTGAGCCTAGTGTTTGTATATCTCGGTTTAATTCGTCGTTTGAGCCATAATATAATTGCCAATCAGAATCTATTTTGCTTCTGATTTTCTTTTTCTTCTTGGTGCCATTTTTAAGTTTAACTACTTTATAGCTAGTTTTAGCAAACTTGGCCAGTTTCTTGCCTATATATTTGCGTCCAGACACTGTATTTGTTATCAAATACACGAATCCCACGCAATCTTCGGGTAACCCCTCGACATGTTTATTTTCAAAAATCCAGACCATTCATTCGTAATTAGCCACGACACGTCTGATATTAAAATATTTTAATTCTATTTCTCCACTGTTTGGTAAAGTTTGATGTGTCGTCGATGATACTACAACTTTGTAAACAAGTGGAGTATGGAGTGGCCGTGCTCCAGGACTGCTTGATATTATCAAATTCTGCTAGTTCTTTACCATTTTTGTACCCCAACCAGCAGCAAGGATGCAGTATTCCCCGAGCTGAAATATAAACACTATTTTCCTTGATAGCATGACACTGGATTTTTTTGCCTATTTCTTCGTTCACATACCCAGTTGGCGGGTTTATACCAACAACTGGGTAGTACTTGAATCTTCGCGAAACCTTGGTATTAAAGAACTTGAACCCCATGCTTTGTGCAAGAGATTTGACTTCTTCCAGCTGATGTTCGTTGTAATCAAATAATAACATTTCCCAATGGGCTTGCCCACCGGCACTGATAAAAGCCCGGGCATTTTCTATCACTTTGTCCCAGACTACATTTCGTCTATACAGGTGATTGGTGTCTTGTAATCCATCAATCGAGAAAATAACATAATCTTCAGGGCGATTTAACATAGTACCCAGATTGCCCCACCAATTGGTAGTACCAATACCCCCGTTGGTATTCATACCCAGTGTTATACCGGGATTAATTTCTCGAAAGTATTGATATATGTCCAGAGTGTGTTTGCCAGCCGCTGGATCTCCATAATTTCCACACATGAACATTTTTTTAAGATTTTTTATTGTGTCGATGTCCAATATGTTTTTTATTTGATCCACTGACAAATGATTATGCGCGGTTTTATCAAAATCACGCTCAACTTCTCGTCCGCACTGAGGGCAAGCAGCCTGACATACGTCAGTGGCCTCCAGATGTACTATATCAAAATTATACGATGTCAACATCGGTGTTATAACTAGTAAACCCGTTTTCTTTAACTACACTGAGTACATTGTTTACACGCCCGGCTAGTTCATCTTTATGTGATACCAGCCAAACTGATCGATTACCTTCACGGGCCATTTTCTTCAGGATGGCCAAACTGCTCTCTACACCGCTACTGTCCATGCCAGTATCAATAACTTCATCAATAAACAATAAATTAATAGGTTGATTTTGACTCTCCCAGACATCGCGGAACGCCCAGCTCAAACTTAGTATCAAACGATTACGTTCACCACGGCTCAGGTTATCAAAATCCAATTCCCTGCCCAGTTCTTCAATACTGACAGTTAGATCATTTAGGAAATTAACAGTATGTGGTAGTCCAATTCGATCCAGATACTGACATAATCTAGAATTTAAGTAGTTTAAGTTTTGATCAATGATACGTTTACGTATAAAACTGTCTTTGTTGGTTAGTAATTTAACCAGGAAGTCCTGATGTTCTTTGAGGTTAGACAATTCATTAATTGCATCATAACTAACTTCTTCCATGGCCTGTGTTTCCATTTCTGTAATCTGTTCAGCATATGGATCTATTTCTGCTCTCTTGGCAGATAACTGTTCCTGTAAATTGTTAATACTGTTGCGATGATTGATTGCATCTTCTTTATTATCGTAAAACACCTGTGGAATAGGACCAGGTGTACCTAGCTCTGCTAGTTTGTCAATGTGTTCGTCAAGTTGTGATTGGTTAGAGATATACTGTAAACTTGTTTCCCTCATTGTGGTATATTTTTCTGCTGCTACAGCCTCATGCTTTGAATCATGCATGGTTTGTCCACACGCATAGCATTCATGTTTTTCCAGCTTCTCTATTTCTGTTTTTAATTTATCGAGTACTTTAAGTATCCTGACCTGCTCTTGCTCGCAGCTGATCTTCCAGCGATTAACTTCTTTAATTTCTTTAGACAAAGTGTTATGTTGTTGCAACGCATCATGTGCAGCAAGCTCTGCGGCGATATCAATATCACTAAGCGCAGATAACGCAGTTTCAAGTTTCGTAACATCTTCTACATGTTTAGTGATCCAAAGTGTTTGTCTACGACGTGTTGCTTCAATTTGTTCTTGAATACGAGCATTGGCATCGGTAACTGCCTTGATACGATATTCTTCAGCAGTAATGCCATCCTTGGATGCTTTTAATTGTTCTTTGAGTATTTCTGCTTTTTCGCTTAGTGTAGTTATTCCCAGCAATTGCTCAATAATAGTACGCTGATCATTGGCTTTAAGTGCAAGGAATGGCTCAGTATATGTGTTAAGAGCAACAATATGCTTGAACATATCGTGACTCATACCCAGCATGCGTTCTATGTGGGCCTGTGTTTCTCTACTATCTCCCTGACTCTCATCTGTAATCTGTTGTTCCTCATCTCCAATGTAAAATGCCATTGTATTCGGACGACGTCCACGTTCAATTCGGTAGTCTGTTCCATCTTTTTCAAATTCAATTGTGACCAACATATTCTTGCCGTTGGTTTTATTGATGAGATTGTCCCTTTTAATATTTGTAAGAGCTGATCCGTATAGTGCATACGATAAAGCATTAATAATTGTAGTTTTTCCAGTGCCATTTCTTGCTCCTGTGTCATGACCGCCTAGATCTAAATTCTGTCCCAATACTAGAGTTAAATCCCTACGGTCAAACTGGACAGCCTGTGTAGCATTACCCACACTCATAAAGTTTTTTACAGATAGTGTTTTTATTTTAAACATAGATCCTTATATTAACACAACGTCCTTGGATTTTGCAAGCATCTTGTTAATCTTATCTAGAGCATCTGGACAGCAACTATTCGCAATCATTTTTGCTAAAACAAATTGATAACTCAAACACGGCACAGTGTTTGTATGATCATGAAATTGATAGTGCTCGGAACCTGGATACGCACTGTATAAATCGCTATCAAGATCATAAATTATATCGTTCAACCATTCTTTTTCTTGGTCGGACCATGGAATAGCATAGCCCTGGAATACATACAAATTAATGTTACGTTGACTGCACAAACTTTTTAATAGTATCAATTTACATAGTAAATCTTCTGTTTCCAACGCAGGACTTGCCAACCATTTGTAATACAATTGTTTACTAACATGTGCATCGCTTGCACTACTTGGCCAAATATTCTGATAGGTAAAATTTCTAATAGGGTCATTGACCACCAATTCGGTATAACGATCGTGGGCCATTTCTACATCTAATTTTCCAATACTACTCAGCTGTATAATCACAGTGTCA